GTGCAACCCAAAGAATTGGCGCTAATAATCTTAATGCCATGAACTCTGGTGCGTCTGCTGGAAATGATTCATCAGCAATTAATGATCAACTCATTAGTAAACTTGATGAACTTATTAGAACAACCAAAGAATCAAGTAAGCCAGTAACAGTTAATGTTGCCACTACGGGTGGACAAGGTGGTACTGAAGATGCAGCATCAGGACAATCAAAACAAGACCAAAATCTTTCAAGAAAAATAAAAGAAGCTGTTGTCAGAGTTCTTGAAGAAGAAAAAAGACTTGGAGGAGTCTTGAGAAGAGCTTAATATGTTTGGAGGAAAATTAAATTACGAATCTAGAGTATTTATTTCTGGTCAGGAATTGTCTGGAATTAATAGTATTGATTTATCTTATTCTAATAATGCAAACATAGCAAAGCCTTTAGGATATTCTAGAGGGATAATGACTCATAGCGCGGATTCTCAAAAAACAATGTCTATTAGTAGAGATTATGTTTTTGGATCAGATCCTTTGCTAAAATATACTGGAGATTTAAATTTATCAGGAAGCATTCACTACGAAAATTCTTCATATGGTTTTAAAACTGGATACATGACAGAATATATGGTAAATATTGCAGTTGGTTCACCGCCAAAAGTTAATGCTAATTTTGTTATTTTTGGAGAAATGAAAAGCGGAGTAAGTGCTTCTGGATCTATATCTCATCCTGCAATCTTTTTACCAAAACAAGGAGGCATGACTATACAGTCTGACAATTCATCATCTAATAGAGTGGTTGGTTTTGATTATTCAGTAAAAATGAATAGAAAGCCAATATATACTATTGGTTCGCAGTTACCAGTAACTATTGAATTAATTCCGCCATTAGAATATTCTGCTGCTGTTCAGATAGAAGTTGATGATGCTTTCATGGAAAATTCTCAAAAATTTATAGGCCAAAAACAAGATAAAATAGTATCATTTTCTCTTCCTACTGGAGATGGAAGTATATCTTATGCAATACCTAATGCTAGTCTTGTTTCGGAACAGTTATCAGCATCTGCTGATGGTGTATTAAAGTTAACTCTTAATTATATTGGACACTCATGAGCGAAGATCTTTTTTATAATAGAGATAGAAATATTTCAGGAATAAGTGTTCCTGATAATTTATCTGATTTATCTCTTTATCCAGTATATGGATCAAGGGCAGAGTTTACATCTAAGATTTTATCTTATGAAACAGATGATTCGTACTTTAATGCTATTCCAGCTTCATTAAATAATTTATCTGTAGCTTATAAAGTTCGATATGATGTTAATGAAGAAAACTGCACTAAACTAGTAAACTTTTTTGAAAGCAAAGAGGGCTATCAGAGTTTTGATTTTAATCCTGACAATAGCGGAATATATAAAAGTAATAAAGCCTTCTGCGATAATTATGCCATAAATTATATTAATAATAATCACTATGAGTTGGCGGTAGATATAACAGTTGATCAATTTCCTTCTTTTTTCAATTGGAAGTCTTCTTATATTTTAAATTTTAATACTGGGCAAGGACAAGATAATTGGAATAATATTAATACTAATTGGAGCGATTATAATACAAGTTGGTCAACATTAAAAGTATGGGCAACTGGAAATACTTATCAAAAGTATGATGTTGTTTATTTAGACGTTAATACTAATAAGCTTAATAATTGGTTTTATTGTAGCGGCGATCACGCTAGTTCCGCTTCTAATTCTCCAACTGGAGCAAATTCAAAATGGACTCAAGATTTCTTTTTTAGCCCAGATATTGGATTTCAAAATGATGTAAAAATACAAACAACAAAACTTGATTTTAAAAACTCATTTCCATTGAGAATTAAAACAAAAAATAATGCTGCAAAAACAGACGTAAATTATAAATTCACAGATATTGATGATAGACAATTAACCTGTATGCTTCATTTCTTGGAAAATAAAGATGGCTATAGAAGATTTAGAAATCAAATACCTGCTGTATATAATAGGCCAAAAGTATTTTATTGTCCTCAGTGGACACATACATGGAAATATAAAGATCATCATAATTTAGATGTAACATTTATAGAAGATCCATTAGGAATAATACCAACCGACACATAAATGGCAAATAAACAAATATTAAAAAGTGATTCTTCTTATGTTCTGATTGAACCGTCACCAGCTTATACTACAGCTTCAGCGACTTCAGGTACTTTATTTTCTTTGGTTCAAAATTCAAATTTTTCATTTTCATCTTCTAGACAACCCTTAAAACAGCTTGGAAGTCAAAATTTTTCAATCGATACTCTTTATAAATATCCAGATATTGATTTGTCTATAGATTATTATTTTTCTCCATATTTAAATAATGAATTACTTTTGGGGTTTAGTGGATCTGGTGTTTCTGATGTTTATGCATTTTCAAAATTTAAAGATAAAAATAATAATTTTTATCTTTTTACTAATAAAAATGATGGAGAAGAAGGATTTAAAAATAGATTAGTATCTCCATCTAATACCGCCTCATATGATGGCTATGATTGTATTTCATTTGGAAACTGTTATTTATCACAATATTCTTTATCGATACAAAATGGGCAAGTTCCAATAGTTTCTACTAAATTTAAATGCTCTAATATTCAAGCAAATAAAATTACAACATCTTTATATACTGATTCTTGGATTTATAGTCCAGCGTTAGACCCAATAAGTGGAAATACAGATACTTATGGAACTCAATTTCTATATAAAGAAGCTTTTAAAAGTTCTGGATATATTACTGGAGATATTGAATCGAGAACAGTTTATAATCCGCCAGTTACTATTCCATATAATAGTACTTTTTCATTTTCTACAACTTCGGGAACTACTAATAATTTAAGGTCATTTAGCGGTTTAGTTCTTCAGTCAATGGATTTAAATATAAATTTTGATAGAGTTGATTTTTCTAGAATTGGCGCTAATTTTGTTTCTGATAGAAAATTACAATTTCCAATTACTGCTGAAATATCAATTCAATCTTTATTATCAGGATTTAATACTAAAGATAACTTACAAATTTCTGATTATTCATTTAATGATTTCACGCCATTCTATAATGAACCAATTTATGATTTAGATTTTAGCTTCTCTAATTTAGCAAAATCAATCACGGGTTTTTATAAGTTTCAAAATGCTAGATTAAATAGCTTTAGTTATTCCTTGCCTTTAAATAATATCTATACATTATCCGCTTCTTTCTCCGTAGAAATCACAGATTCTAAAGGTTTTAAAATGAGCAGAAGACAAAAATAACTTTAAAGTGTAAGTAAATATATGAATTTAGGTTTAAATACTGTCTCTAGCACTTATCAATTTGTTTTAAATCAAAGCGGTGCAAATACAATTACTTTGGGTGATGGTTCTGCTGTTAATTGGAATGCTGGAGGAGTTGTTGCTTTAACTGGAGATCAAGGCATTTCAGGAGCAAAAACATTTTATAGTCAAATTGTTCAATCAAATAGTAATGGAGCGACAATAAATCCAGAACTCGCATTAAGAAATGGAACTTATTATAATCAATTTTTAAGTAGATCAACTGCGGGAGCTTGGAATAGTTTAGTTCAAGCAAACGATCATTCTTTTATTTATAGTAATGTAACGCAAGATGATGCATCATTGGTTATTGGGCCTTGGAGTTCAGGAGCAAAAGGAATAAGAATTACTTCTGCTGGAAATATTGGAATAGGAACGGCTTCCCCAACTCAAACATTACATGTAACTGGAAGTATTTATGCAAATTCATTTACTGGTACATCTTTTAGTGGAAGCTCATTTACTGGAAATATTTTTAGCGGTACTACTTTCAGCGGAAACTCTTTTATTGGAAATTCTTTTGCGCTACAAAATACAGGAATAAAATTATTATCAGCAGTATCTTTGGCTTCTGCAAATACTTGGTATGATGTGACCAGTTTATCTGGGACTTTAAATTCTGGAACTTGGTTAATGAATGCAATGGCCCTTTATAGTGGAGCAGCTACAACAGGTACTGCTGCTTTTAGAGTATTAGATTCAACAAGTGGAACTGTTTACGCATCAGCAATGAATTTTCATACTAATTCAATTAGTGATTTATCAACTACAAATATTTCAACAATAATTAATTTAACTTCCACAACAACAGTTAAATTACAAGCTCTAAGCAGTTTAGCATCAGCTAATATTCTCGCATCTGGTACTGGATTAGCTAATTCTGGATCATGTTCACAAATATCTTTTGTAAAAATTTCTTAATCTGCTTTATAATCAACTTTAAAGTTTTTACCTTCAAAAGTTTGTTTTTCTAAATTATGTCTGGCTCCGCGCCTTTCTTTTGCATAATTATCAAAATACTTTTGTTTAACTGGATCAATGCCACCCGCTTGATCTGCTCTTCGCTCACTCATTTCAGAACTATAATCTAATAGGTGGCCCATAGTACCCTTTTTCTCTCTTGTGCGGTCGTTGAACTGTTTTGCGCTAAAAGGATCTATCTGAGTATCTAAAGCCATTTGTGGCGAATAATATACACGCTTCCAGTCATCCTCAGAACCATCTGTGCCTTTATATTCATGCACATCATTCATTCCCTGAATTATGTCAATGAATTCTTCTGTTGATTCTCTAAAGTAAGTATAGATAGGCATATTGTTTTATATGAAAAAGGGTGAGTTTTTCAACCCACCCTTTATTTTAATCAACATTTATGGAGATTTTTTTAACTTGAGATATCTTTGGAAGTTTAAGTTTTAAAATTCCATCTTGAAGTTTTGAAGAAATCTGATCGATAACTACCAAACTATTCAATGATAGTGTGATGCGTTTAGATTGTCTTTCATCATTATTAGCTTCAATCTTTAAAGTTTCATTGTCAGCACTGATGTTAACATCCTTTTTAGAGAATCCTGCCAAAATAATTTCAGCAGACCAAGCATCTCCATTATCCTTAATAGATATGTTTTGTTGATTGATTTTTGTTGTGCAACCATAAGAGGTTTCCAATAGTTCGTCGAATAATGTTTTCATATGTATTTATATTTAGCAAAACTTGCGCCAAAGATTAATCCTTGAAAATACGGGCTAAAATCGCATCAACTGTATTAGAATAGGTCATTTTGTCACTTAATTCTTGTCCAAGTGTGTTAATTTGTCCCACTTTTTTCTCAGCTCTTTCCATAGCAGAAATGACAGAATCTTCTGACCAATTATAAAATACACCCTGATTAAATTCAGCACCCTTTTGGAAGAAGACTTGATCATAACATTCATATTGGCCTTCTGGTTCAATTAAAATACTATTATCAGCAGTCGCCCAATCTTTGTGTGAAGTGGCATTTAGAACAACGCTCCACTTGCCAAGGCAAGTCGCGTTGAATGCAGGAAGATTCCATCCCTCGCCGCCACTTAAACCTGTAAGATCAATATCAATTGCATTAAGCAATTCATTAACTTCTGAATTCTTTTGAAGATATGGAAGAAAATTGATATTAGTATATCTCTTTCCTTCAAGCACTCCTTGAATTACGTTTTGCATATCTTCTGGCTTAAAGAAGGGATTGGTAACACAGCAAGTAAGTTGATACTTGTTATTGTTTCCATACTTTTTAGCCCATGCTTGAATAATTCTACCAGTATGCTTTCGCTTTTCAAACTTACCCATTAATCCAAAATGAATAACATCATTCAGATACTTTTTATCAGTTTTAAAGAATGTTTTATCAAATCCTAGTGGAATAAATGAAGCATTACTACATCCTTTATCAATAAATTGATTGGCGGAATATGTCGAACTAAAGAATGTATTATCTTGTGCGCCAGCCAATGCTACTTCAGTTTTAGTTGGTTCGCTACATTCATAGAATGTATACAAATGTTGTTGAGCATTCTTTCTATTCTCACTGCCATTAAGATGCCAAAGCCTAAGAGAAGGAACTTCCTTTTTAAGGAAATTAAATCTATTATCAGTGGCATCTTGAAGCCAAGTAGCAAACTCCTGACTTAAATCGTAAGCTTGAACATCAATGTTTCCAACTGGAAACAATCCAACTTCTACATTTTTATTCTTTAATTCTTTTAAAAAGTTGATAGCAACGTTTCCAAGACTCAAAGAATTAAGTGGAGCTTCTACTAGTAACTTCATAAATTAAAATGGAATATCTTCTTCGCTAGAATATGATTGATTCGAACCGCTTGGCTTAGAAGCTGGCGCTTGATCACCTTCCTTTTTTTCTCCACCATTTCCTCCAAGGAATTGAATAGTGTTGATTCGGATATAATGTTTACTAGCCTTCTTACCATCTTTTTCCCAAGAGTCCATACAGAGTTCACCTTGAATAAGGACTTCTCGACCCTTTTTGAGATACTGCGAGCAGACTTCTGCTTGGCGATCCCAAGCTTCAGCATCAATGAAGTTCTTAGTCTTTGCGTTTGCGCCAGATACGCAAACGCGCATCTTGCAAACTTTCTTTCCGCCGCTAATTTCCTTGAGTTCTGGATCAGTCGCAAGGTGACATACTGTTACTATTGTGTTATACATAATTTTTTCTTGTGTTTGTTAATAAATTTATTGTGGATATCAATGCACCCTTGAATACTCATTTTTAAATCCGAAGCAATGATCTTCCAAGATGTGAGTTTATTATTATCGCTATTATAGCGCATGTCAATAATTTTTTTTATTCTTTCGTCAGTTTCTTGATTTAAGAATAATTTAAAATTTTCTAAAGTTTCTTCTTTGTCGATAGAGGCAATAAAATCGTCGCATGATGGCTCTATAAAATTAGAATCCTCTTCTATATAGCATTCTTTTCTTTTTTTAATTTTATTAATAGTATTTAAACATTTCCACTTGACTTCATTGGCTAAATATGTTGAAAATTTAGCTTCTCTTGATGGATCAAATTTTAAAGCAGATGAGTAAATTGTGAAATCTTTGTCTTCCATTATAAGATCTTTATCCAAAACAGATGTTTTGCCCGAAGCAAATCTTCCAACCATAGTTGTATAAATTCCAGAATGACGATCTATTAATTGTAATAGACTTTGCTCATCATTCTTTGTTTGAATTTTATTTATTAACGAGAGATCGCTTTCCATGTTTCAAATTTTTCTATCGTTAAAATTGTTTCTAAAGCCTCATTCGATAATGATTTAAGTAGTTTTTCATCATCAGATGTTAGCCATGTAAAATTACTATCAGCATTTTGAGAAATGATTTGATTATTTATTTTTTCATAATCATTTGCTGGTGCGATTTCTAATCCATTTTTATCTATCCGAGATAGATAGATTACAGAACCATTGTTTAATCTTACAAAGTCTAATTCGTTTTCAAATCTAAGGTCTGTGATAACAGCAACTTCATCATCATTAATTCTTTCTAAGACTTTATCAACCCAAACAGTTGGGTTTAATTTTCTGCGTAAGTCTGTTCCCCAGAATACTAAAAATGGCCGAATAATTGATTTTTCATCATTATTATCAGTATAAGCAGAAATCCCTAAAGTTTGTTTTAGAAAATCATCTGTTTCTCTTTTTAACTCGTCAGCAAATGAGTATGTGGAAGACTTTATTCCATACTCATTCAGTAATGAGCAAATGTTTTTTCCTAAAGTATCTTTTCCACATCTAGCATTTCCAGCAATTGCTATAATATGTTTATTAGTATTCATGCGAAATCTAATAATAGATTATAGTTTATTAAGATAAAAGTCAAGTTAAAAATTAAAAATCTGCATAGCAGACCGAGAATCGGTTATTATTTATATAATATTTATATTATAAATCGTATACGATTATTAATTAATTTAAACTCTGTTTGGAAAGTTTTTCGAAAACGTATACGTTTTATTATACGAGCATTTTTAATTTTGTCAAGAAAAATATTTTTTAAATTTTCTCCTTGCAAACAGTCATTTAGCGGCTATAGTGTAATCATAATACTATGATCTTCGAAGAACAAATATCCCGCAAACCTAACAAATATCCTTGGACCGAACAATTTATCGAGGCAATGCACAATGGGTTTTGGACCGATAAAGAGTTTAATTTTAAATCAGATGTTCAACAATTTAAGGTGAATTTAACTGATCAAGAAAGAGAAATTATTGTCAGAACTCTTTCTGCTGTTGGACAAATCGAAGTGGCGGTTAAAACATTTTGGGCAAAACTTGGGGACAATTTACCACATCCAGCTCTTCAGGATCTTGGTTTTGTGATGGCAAATGTCGAAGTTATTCACAATAATGCTTACGAAAGACTTCTTAGTGTTTTAGATATTGAAGATGTTTTTGAAGAAAATCTTAAACTTGAATGGATTCAAGGTCGCGTGAAATATCTTCGTAAGTATACTCATAAATTTTATAAAGATTCTAAGAAGCAATATCTTTATGCCTTGATTCTTTTTACTTTATTCGTTGAGAATGTTTCTTTATTTTCTCAATTTTATATTATTAATCATTTTGCGCGTTTTAAAAACGTCATGAAAGATACTGATCAACAAGTTAAATATACTCGTAATGAAGAAAATATTCATGCTCTTGTTGGAATTAAGATCATCAATACTATTCGTGAAGAATATCCTGATTTGTTTGATTCTGAACTAGAAGAAAGAATTGCTCACGAAGCTCAACAAGCATTTGATTCAGAAAGTAAAATTGTTGATTGGATGATCAATGGCATTGAAGAAAAATCTCTTTCGGCTCCAATTTTAAAAGAATTCATTAAAAATCGTATCAACGAGTCATTAACGCAAATTGGTTTCAAAAAAGTCTTTAAAATAGATGAAGATGTGTTATCATTAACTACTTGGTTTGACGAAGAGCTTCTGGGAAACAATATGACTGACTTTTTCCATAGTCGTCCAACAGAATACTCTAAGAAAAATCAATCATTTGGTGAAGACGATCTATTTTAATTATGACTACTGAATATTATTGGCTAAATAAAGATTCCAGAAAGTTTCTGGAAAGAGGATACCTTTTTGAAGGAGAAACCCCAGAACAAAGAATTCTGGATATTGCAAATACTGCTGAAAAATATTTAGGTATTGATGGCTTTGCTAAAAAGTTTGAAGGATATATGGCAAAGGGTTTCTACTCTTTATCGAGTCCAATCTGGTCAAATTTTGGACGCAAAAGAGGTCTTCCTATTTCTTGTTTTGGATCTTATATTCCAGATACAATGTCTGGTATTCTTAGTAAGCTTTCTGAAGTTGGAATCATGACAAAAATGGGCGGTGGAACCTCTGCTTATTTCGGCGCACTTCGCGGTAGAGGAGCTTCCATCAATTCTGGTGGAGAATCTACTGGATCAGTTCACTTCATGGAGCTTTATGACAAACTTATGGGCGTAGTATCGCAAGGTAATGTTCGTCGTGGATCTTTTGCTGCTTATCTTCCTATTGATCATCCAGATATTGAAGAATTCTTAAAGATTAAAGGAGATGGAAATGAAATCCAAGATATGTCAATTGGAGTTTGCGTATCTAACGAATGGATGCAAAAAATGATTGATGGTGATAAAGATTATCGCAAGATTTGGGCATCTGTTATTAAAAAAAGATTTGAAAGCGGATATCCGTATATTTTCTTTTCGGACAATGCAAATGATCAAGCACCGCAAGTCTATAAAGATAAAGGACTCAAGATTAACAATTCAAATCTTTGCTCCGAAATCTTTCTTTCAAATCAAGAAGATGAATCATTTGTTTGTAATCTTTCATCTCTAAACTTAGAGCGATGGGATTCTATGGCTAATACTGATGCAGTAGAGACTCTTGTTTATTTCTTGGATGCAGTTATGTCTGAATTTATTGAAAAAACAGAAGGAATTCAATTCATGGAGGCTCCAAGAAAATTTGCAATGAATCAAAGAGCATTGGGAGTAGGAGTTCTTGGATGGCATTCACTGCTTCAATCTAAGCTTATTGCTTTTGAATCAATGGAAGCAAAACTTCTTAATATTGATATCTGGAAAACAATTCGACAAAAGGCGGATCAAGCGACACAAGAATTAGCGCAACTGTTTGGTGAACCAGAATTACTAAAAGGTTATGGTCGTAGAAATTCAACTACTCTCGCAGTAGCCCCAACAACTTCTAGTTCATTTATTTTGGGGCAAGTATCTCCATCTATTGAGCCTCTTAATAGTAACTACTTCACAAAAGATCTCGCCAAAGGTAAATTTACATATAAGAATCCATATCTCTATGCTTTATTAAAAGAAAAAAGTATGAATACTCCAGAAATATGGAGAGACATTCTTTCTCATGGAGGGTCTGTTCAACATCTTTCTTTCTTTACTCAAGAAGAAAAAGATATCTTTAAGAATTTTGGAGAAATCTCCCAAAAAGAAATTGTTATTCAAGCTGCACAAAGACAAAAATATATTGATCAAGGTCAAAGCCTTAATATTATGGTTCCAGCCTCAACTAAACCAAAAGATATTAATGAATTAATGATTTTTGCTTGGGAGCAAGGAATTAAAAGCCTTTATTATCAAAGAAGCTCTAATCCTGCTCAAGATTTAGCAAGATCTATCCTCACTTGTTCTACTTGTGAAGCATAATTGAACAAAAAATGTGTAAGGACAATATAATGGAATACGATTTTTCTGATAAAATAAAAGAGTTTTTTTCTAATTCTTCTTTGGCTGCTCGTTCTGGACCAAAGAGCGATGCTCAGACTCCAGCGAAGCCAAGTGAAAAGAGACACGGATCTTCTAAAAATGAAAAAGACTCAGCTTCTTCAGGGGAATCTTCTTCCATTACTTTTTCAGAACAAGTAACTTCTGCCTTGCAAACTAAGGTAAAAGATCATAACGCAAAATATGATAAAAAAGTAACTCTTTCTCAATTAAAGAAAATATATCGCAGAGGTGCTGGCGCATTTTCATCAAGTCATAGAGTTGGAAAAACTAGAGGCCAATGGGCTATGGCAAGAGTTAATATGTTTTTAAAAATGGTTCGTGGTGGATCAGTTAAAAATTCTTATAGACAAGCGGATCAAGATGTTGCTGAAGGTCATGATCTTTATTATCTCGAAAGAGATGGAGAAGCTTTTTGGGATTTTGAGGATATTGAATTTGATTTAGCTAAATTAGATTTAATTTATGCTGGAGTAGAAGTTTGGGATCAAGATCAAGAAGCGGAAGATTTAGAATTTTCTGATGCTGAGAAAAAAACACTCAACAAACCTTTTAGATTACCTAGTGGTTCTAAAAAGAAGTTTGGTGTTTATGTCAAAAATGACAAAGGAAATACTGTAATGGTAAAGTTTGGCGATTCTAATATGGAAATCAAACGTGATAATCCTGCCAGACGTAGAAGTTATAGAGCTAGACATCAGTGCGATACTAATGTTGGTCCAAAATGGAAAGCCAATTATTGGTCATGCAAATTTTGGAGTTCTAAGCCAGTATCTTCTTTGGCTTCTGCTGAAGAGTTTTTGTTGAGTGATGATGATGGATTAGAGTGGGATTGGGATGAATCTACATTTGTTTCTCAAGAAGATCTTTTTATAGAAAATCCAGACTTGCAAGAAGTAAAAATATTTATTGAAGAAGAAGAGTTATAAATATATAATCATGCATTAGCATGAAATATAGAGTATCGGTAATTACTTCAATCTTTAAAGCTGGTCAATTTATTGATCATTTTTTACAAGACATTAGAAGACAATCTATTTTTCATGAATGTGAATTTTTACTATTAGATGCTGGATCTCCAGATAAAGAATATTTATCATTAGAACCTTATCTATCTCTTCCTAATGTTAAATACATTAACATTGGCAATTGTTCTGTTTACGAGGCTTGGAATAAAGGAATAGAACTATCAACATCTGATTTATTAACAAATTGGAATACTGATGATAGAAGATCTTATAATTCTTTGCAAAAACAAGTTGAATTTTTAGAGTCAAATTTAGATTCAGATGTTTGTTATGGACAAACATTAGTAAGTTATAAAGAAAATGAATCTTTTGAATTTTGCAAATCTCAAGAAGTTCATCCAGCTTTAGATGGAACCATTGAAAACCAATTAACTCATAATTCTCCACACTGTTTGCCAGTATGGAGAAAATCTATTCATGATAGATTTGGGCTATTTGATTTATCTTATTTTTCTGGCGCAGATTATGATATGTGGTTTAGGGTACTGAAAGGTGGAGGCAAGTTAAGCAAGATGGATATAACTTCTGGTTTGTATTATAAAAATCCTTTAGGAGTATCTACAAATCAAAATACTTTACAAAAAGCTGTAGATGAAGTATTATTAATTAGATCAAAATATCAATGATTAATTTAATTACATGTTGCAATCAGAAGTTTTTAGATAAAGCTATTAAATGTTTAACTAGTTCATTTGAAATCGATGATTCCATAAAACATACTATATACATATTTGGTAATGAGCCTATTAATATAAAAATACCAGATTATATAGCCATCAAAAATATACCAAAAGATAT